TTATTCTGCTGATGTTCGATATGGAATGCTTGCTGGTCTTAATCCAGCACAAGGACTTATCTTTATGTTGCAAGCACTTGGTGGCGGATTAATATCCAAAGACATGGCTATGCGTGAACTACCTTTCAATGTTAACGTAACTCTTGAACAAGAGAAAATTGAAGTTGAAAAAATGCGTGATTCGCTATTAGGTTCACTAGCCGCTTACACACAAGCCATTCCACAGATGGCAACACAAGGACAAGACCCTAGCGAAATTGTGCGCAAAATTGCAGAAGTAATTAAAGCCCGTCAAAAGGGTGTTGCAATAGAAGACGCGATTCAAGATGTCTTTGCTCCAGAGCAACAAGTTCCTCCTGCTGGCGCACAAACTTCAGTTGAGCAGCCTGTCCCCGCTGCTCCTGGTGAACCAGCAGGAGGCGCACCTCAAGTAGAAGCGGCTCCACAAGGCAGACCAGATATGCAAGAATTATTATCTCGACTATCAAGTAGTGGTGCAGCAAGTGGCAGTGCAGCAATTATGCAACGTAGGGCTATATAAGTTAAGGAGTAATCATGGCAACTAAACGGAGAAAACCTAGAACAGTTGCTGATGAAAATTACTCAGCACTTGATATGTATTGTATTTGGTTACATGAATATCATCGCGCATTACGCCGCGCAGGATTTAGCAACGACAATGCGTTATGGATAATAGCAACAAAAGATTCTTACCCTGAATGGGTATCATATAAAATTCCAAATGAAACAGATATTGCAAATTTACTAGATGAGGATGAGGACTAATGCCTAGAGGTGGTTATCGTCAGCCAGCAGAATCTGCACCCGTATCAGGTCCAGGTGCACTATCACGCCGCACAGATGGCGGAGCAATTGAGGGTATGACCCCTCCACAACCAAAGGCTGTTTATACAGGTATGCCTTATGGAGAAAACAAAGCAATTAACGACCAACAAGCAGGTGCTGATATTGCAGGTAATCCTGTTCCACGTATGCCTACACCAATAATAGAACTAGGTGCACCTACTCAACGTCCTGATGAACCTATTACAACTGGCATTAACATGGGTCTTGGTGGCGGAACTGAAATGCGTCAACTACCTAACATGGCTCCATCACTTATAGATACTATTAAACTTTTAGCACAATTTGACCCATCTGGTGACGCTGAATTAATATATCGTCAATTAACTGATAATGGTTACTAATGGATTATATAAATCCAGTTGTAGCCGAAGTATCACCTAACCTTTACACTGCTGCTAAAACTGCTGGGTTGTCTCGACAACAAGCAACGCAAGTAGAACAGATGAGTTATACGATTAAACAACATCGTGAACTTTCTAAGTTATCGGCTGATGCTGCTCGCAATGTTTATGATAAACTTGATGGTGGTATTCAAGAACAATTAAAATTTATGTTTAAAAATGCTGATTATTTAAAAGCAGAACCTACTAGCGGTGATTTTATCCGCGGTGTATTGCTTGCTCCACTTAATGTTTTAAAAAGCCCACTTGTCGCAGCACTTAAAGTAGGCGGAGCATACAATCAAATTATTAATCAACCTTACAAAGTGGCTAGGTTAGCAGCACAAGGCGAAAACCCATTTGCTTATAAAACATGGAAGACAGCATGGGACGGCAAAGCCGTTTATGATGAAGGTGCATTACAAGAAACAACAGATTACTTTGGCAAGTATGATGTTGAAGTTGCAAAAGGTTTACTTGCTGGTTTAACACCAGGTGAGATTGTAGAAAAGTATGGTGCTCCTGATGCTAACATTCTTGAATCAATTAAAAAGGCTTTTAATGAGCCTGAAAAATTTAAACAAGTTTTAGATGGTGTTAAGTATTCACAAGTATCACCAGGTCGCGATATAGCACGTATGCTTGACGATAAACCACCAGCAAATGGTGGAATACATGGTGACTATATTGATGGAACAACTAAAAATATTTCTGGTGCAATTGATTTTATGTATCAAATTGCTATCGACCCATTAACATGGCTTAGTGGTGGAACAAGTAAATTTGTTACTAGAGGTGACAAAATTGCTAATGGTATTCTTAACCAAATTGATAGTGGTGTTTCTTCTGCACGTGCAGTTGAAATGGCATTTAATAAAAATCCTAAATTGTATACATTGTGGGAAGACCAACTTGGACCACGTATTAAAGCATTATCTGAGGCTAAAGGTCCTGAGGCTAAGGCTAATGCTTACCGTGTAATTAAAGAAAACCATCCTGGATATGATAACCCATATGCAGTTAAGGCTTTGGTTGATGCTAAAGTATTTGATGCTACATCAGCAAAAGGTTATTTTGAGAATGCAGTAAACCTTAGTTACTTAATGTCTGGTCGCGTTAACGGCGTTACTTATATGCGCAATGGCGTGGCAGTTGCACGAACAAATCGCAACATGACTGATAATCTTATGCGTGGTTTAGATGCTGTATTTAACGCACGTCGTAGACCAGAAGATATAGTTAAGCCTGGAGAAGACCTTTATAAAGTTTTAGCAGACCCAGTAGATATTGTTACACGTATAAAATCTGGAGATATAGACTTACCAGCAGTTGTTAATTCAACAAATGAAATTAAAAAATGGCGAAAGATTGCTAAAGTAATTGGCAAACAAGCAGCCCGTTCACCAGCAGGATTAGAAGTCCGCACAGGTGAGGCAGCAATTCTTACTGCTAATAACTTTACTGCTCGCGCTCGTCATTTATTACCACGCGATATGGCTGAAGCACTAACACAACGTTTCTTAGTAGCATCTGAAGATGAGCAATATGTTATTTTACGTAACTTAGATGCATCAACTATGTATGCTATGGGTCTTGGCGGAGATGTTAATGGTGAAAGACTTATTAACGAAATTTTGCGTCAAAAGTATGGAGATGCAGCAGGCTTTGCTACCAAAACAACATCTAAAGTTAATGAAGAATTTGCAAAAGCAGCACCTGCTAATGCTGTTCAAAATATAGATGGTGTTCTTGAAAGTATTCATTATGGTCCAATACATCCGTATCAATCTACAAAAGCAGTAGGTTCATTACCATATGATGAAATTGGTAACATGATATGGAATATCAAATCAAAAAAGAATCTTATTAATGCCGCTGGTGGTGCAACACAGGGTAATTTTTCCAGAAAACTAGTTGATGCCTGGTCTATTCTTACGTTGTTTCCACGTTTAGGTATTCGTTCTGCTATTGATGAAGCGGTTATGTATACACTAACTGCGCCTACTCAAGATTTAGTCCGTTTTGCTAAATTTCAAGGTTACAAAATGGGTAACGTTGCTAAAAGTTTTACAGGTTCTACCGCAGCAACTGGTCCTATTAAACAAGGTCTACAAAAGATTTTTCAAACTGAACCTGAAAAAAATATTTTTGAAATTCTTGGTAAAAAAGTTACAATTAATCCAGAAGAAGCAGTTAGCCGTCAGGCTCGCATAGATGCTATAGAAAAATATGCAGATGCAAAAGGCGTTGACTCTGCTTTATTAACATCTTTAGAAAAAAGAGAAGCAGTTGGGCAACATGTAGCAAACATTTATGGTCGATATATTAACGGTGAAGAAATGCAATATCTTTTAGACGCATTTACTTACTCTCCTGATGCTGTTACTTCAATGGCTCAGTCATTAGTTGCTAACTCTGCTATTTCTGGCAAGTTTGGAAAAACAGTAGTAGAAGAAATGATTACACCAAGCATGCTTGATAATGCTTTAGCAGGCTTAGGTGTTAAAATGAGTCCTAAAACACGTAACTTAATGACTACTGGTCTTACTGAAAGTCAAGTATCGCTTGCTCAGTATGAAAAATTTGTTAAAATGTTTGCTGGTAACAAAGCAAGTATTATTGAAAAGGGTATACCTATGGTTTACCTAAACCCAGCAAGTATATTTTTTAAAAATAATGGTTTAAAAACTGCTGATGATGTAACCAACGCTCTCGATGATGCAATGTATGCTATTGGATACCGCTTTGACCCAATGACAGATATGTGGAATCCATCTATTACAGAAACAATTAAAGATTATTTAGCCTCATCTTCAACTACAGTTGAATTGCGTGCTTTGGGTATGTCAAATGATGAAATTGTTCGCACTCGTTTGTTTAACATGTTCCGAGATATGCATGAAACATTTCACGGTGATGCTGATTTATTTAATCAAGGTTTAGTTGACTTAGTTAAAAACAAATTGGCTCAAATTAATAAGCGTTTTGAAAATTCAGACCGTGTTGCTTCATATAATGAAGCAGTATCTGGCATTAGCCTAGATGATTTCCGCGATGCAACTCAAGGATTCCGCATTAAAGGTGAGATTAGCACCGCAATTGACTTTGGTGACTTTGATGCTGAAACAATTTTCCGCAAGTATGGCAATAATGCTATGGAGTGGATGGACCAACAGGTTACTGGTATATTCCGTCAGCCAGCAATTATGGTTACATACACACAGATACGCAAGAAGTATGCTGGGTTAGAAAAACAATTTGTTAAACA